ACACTCTAAAAACCATGAAGAAGCAAGGGAGAAAGTAAAGGTCAAATGGGTTATATTTGATTGTCTAAAGTTTGGTAAAGACACTATTATGGATTTACCTTATTCTGATAGAGTAATAGCAATCAAGACATTACCAGACCAAGCACATAGAATGGCTGAAGGCGGAGATACCTTAGCGTTTTACAATAGAGCAATCAATGATGGCTTTGAGGGTATTATAGTTAAGGATGCCTCTTTACCTTATGAAGCAGGTAAAAGAAGTCTTGGTTGGGCTAAGTATAAGCCACCAAGAATAAACTTAGATGTAGTCATTCTAAATGCTAAATATGGCGAAGGTAAAAGAGCAAATGTATTCGGTTCTTATGGAATAGGAGTAAGGACTGAAGATAGAGGCTATGTTAATTTAGGCTCTATTGGCAGTGGCTTTAGTGATTCACAATTAGTTAGATTAACTAATGAATTGAGAAGACAGGTTGATAGTCACAAAGATGGAGTATTCTATTTCCTACCAAGAGTAGTTTTAGAAGTAACTGCTGATTTAATTACACAAGATGCACAAGGCAATTGGGGATTAAGATTCCCAAGACTTGTTCGCATTCGTGATGATAAGTTTGTAGCAGACATAAATACATTAGAAGATGTAATGGAGATGATATAATGAAAGAACACGGAACACCAGAATTAGGATATATTGAAGATTCAAAAGGCAATGTTTTCAAGATTAAAGACTTGAATAAAAAGCAAACGGCGAAACTGATAGGCGAGTATAAGAAAAGAGGCAGAATTAGTATCTCTAAAATGAGAGCATTGTATCATCAACTCTACGACATAGAGGCACGGACTATGCCAAAATATGCTGAAATGCGCCGACTTGAAATAATGAAGAAAATAGCCAAAGAGTTGAAATTGGTTGTTGATGAAAATGTAAAGAATCATTTCAAGAAGTTAGATGATATAACAGAGCAATACGAAAAGGTTACTCGGCATCAGTTAGTTATCAATATGGCTATTCTTCAATTAGAGAATGGTGCTAAAAAAGATGTTATTCTTCAATTGTTGAAACAATGTCTATTGGATGATTGGGATATTACGGGTGATGAATCTTGATTAAGAAAGGCGCATTAACAGTAATGGATTATCAGACATATACTTGTGTTGATATTAAGGATGGGTATGCTTATTTGAAAAATGTATTACATGAACAGGGTAGACCTAAAAAAGTCAAGTTAGCATTAGTGCCCTACTTCGATGATGAAGGAGTTTTCCATGTTCCCGAACAGCCAAAAATAAAGAAGAATTATTCAAGAATCCATCTTAATCAATTAGTCAGAGCAACAACTGATATGCCGATAAGCAGAACCTTCTCGGCACTTCTACATGAATGGATAGAATCCTCTGTTTCTGATATGGTCGCATGGGCTGAAGAGAATGCAAAAGAACGCAACCACAAGAAGATTTCAGCGCAACATTTGTATTGGTGGCAGTTAGGACAACAACAAGACCCTAACGGTTTGTGGCCGATGCAAGAGGACTATGTTAAGGAAAGGTGATTGTGTTGCTTCAAGATTCTCATATTCAAGAATGGATTAGAGATTATGGAGAAGTGACATCGTATTCTTTCATCGTATATGGCCCTCTTGAAGATACTGATTTAGTTATGATTCAGCAGGGTCTATCTCTAAGATTGTTGCATAGAGGCGAAGATGCAAATATGCTATTTATCGAAGAGAAAGTTACTGAAGAATTAGCAAATGCTTTAGGTATATTTAGGGGAGTACAGGTTAATCTTGTATTTCGTGGAGATAATACAAACCTGCATGATTTGATTGTTGATACGGTTTCAGAAGGTTTAGACTATTTGAAACTAAAACACAAGTTTGTTGGTGGAGTAGTGAGGGATGAGTATGTATAGCAAAGATATGCTCATAGGTATTCTTCTTGCGTCAGCAAGGCCGGAAATACAAATCATTAGAGATGATAATTCTAACATAGGATATAGAGTTAGATTGAAGGTTATTATTCGAGGAAGAGAAAAGTTTCTCAAAGCGATTAAAAGAAGTCTACTTCAGCACGAAATAACTTCTTCACTTGCCTTAGAAGAATCAAAGGCAAGACCGAAACCAATTCTTAGAATTGGTGGAATTAAAAATATTTACAAACTAAATGGCCTAATTGATATAGGCGTTTGGGATAGAAACAATCTATGGCCGGAGTTTAGAGAAGCCATAGATATAGTTTCAAATGGAGAGCATCTAACTTTGGAGGGGTTAGAGAATCTTTTTGCAATCAAGGGATTGATATAATGGGAATGACTAATTTGAATAAAAAAAGACCAATACTAATAACAGGAAAAACAGGAACCGGAAAAACAACAAAGGCAAAAGAAACATTACCTAATGCTTTGGTAGTGTATGCTGATGAAATGAACATACAGGACTTAGGCTCTCATCCCAAAGAGGATGGTATCATAATAGAAGATGTTCATTATAAAGCAAAGACAGATTCTATTTTGAATGTTATCAGAAGATATAAGGGTGACATCATTCTTACTTCTTTGAATGAGAAAGATGTTCCTAAGCAAATTAAGAATATGTGTCAGATTAAAAGAGCCGGTTCTCATAACTATCTCTTTGAGTCTATTAGGGAAATAGCACCGCATAGTGCTGAACCATTTTCCTTAGACAAAGATACCTATTCATTGGTTAGTATGTTTCTAAAAGAAACTGATAGAGAGTTGGTTTGTGAGTTGTTAAAACATAATAAACCATCAGACACACAAATACTTTCATGGATTGCTGAAAACATTCACCCGAATAAGATTCTATTTATTGACGGTGTTGTTAAGCGAAGATGGAGTCAAGATTACTTCTATGAATTACTTGCGTATTGTCATAGCGGTAATGTTCGTGGTAGAGTAAATATGCCGAAGCGTGGTTCTTATTCTAAAATACCGAGCCTTCTTAGAAGAATAGGTATTAGAAATGCAGACAAAAGAATCTTCCTTCAGTTAAAGCAAGATGATGAGTTTGTAAAATACGCTAAAACCAAATACAATAATTCTGATTGTAGGATTTTGATGTTAGGTGAAAAGAAGCGTAGAAAGAAAACAGAACCAATTAAAGTAAAAATAAACAGGTTGAGTGATTATTATGATTGATACACAAAGAATGTTAATAGAGTTATTCGATATTGATTTGGTGACAACAAAACACATTTGCACATCTACAACAAGAACAAAAAACTTCATGATGATGAAGTTTTGGGAGAATGATATATCTGAATCAAGATTTATCATAATGCAAAATCTAATAGATGCTAAATTATATCAACAGTTTTTTGATAAGATTACTGAGTGGAATACTGAAGATAGAAGGATTCGTGAAAATGAAAATAGAAGATTAAGGAGAAATGAAAATGTTATGGACTGAAAAATATAGACCTAAAACACTGCGGGATATTAAGGGGCAAGAAGCCTTTGTAATGGATGCGGAAGTTTGGGTAGAAGAAAGAAATATGCCTAATGTATTGCTTTATGGTAATGCAGGTACAGGTAAGACAGGCGCAGGTTTAGCGTTAGCAAGAAGTATTCTTGGTGAAGGTGCTAAGGATAATTTTGTAGAAGTAAATGCTTCTGATGATAGACGATTAGAAGTGATACGGACTACAATTAAAACCGTAGCACAAAGCGGTACAATAGGAAATGTACCGTTTAGAATATGTCTGTTAGATGAGATGGATGGTATGACGAAGGATGCACAAAACGCACTGAAAAGAATTATGGAAAGATACTCAAGCAATATACGATTTATTATTACTTGTAATGATAAAAGTAAGATTATTCATCCACTACAAAGTCGTTGTGCTAACTATCATTTCAAGCCACTTTCAAATGAAGTTATCTTAGATGTAATCAAGGAAATACTTCAAAATGAAAAGGTCGAAGTTTTCAGTGATGAGGACTTGACTCGGCTTATATATTCATTAGACGGTGATATGCGTAGAGCGATTACGGAAATACAGGCCGCTAAATCATCGGGGTATTCACTATCAAAACAAATAGAATCGTCACTACAAGAATATAATAAAATACTAATGCTAATACTTGATAAAAAACCAAATGAATCTCTTAACCAACTTCATAATTTAATTTATGAAGGTCGTAATGTAAAGGAGATTTGTTTAGGACTTCACAATGCAGTAATTAATTCAGAAGGATTAGATAATCTGTTGAAATTCAAACTACTAAGAACAATAGGAGAAAGCGAATGGCGTTCCACTACCATGACACCAAAGGTATTACTATCTTGGATGGTAGGTCAATTAATTTAAGAAAAAAATAATGAGGGAAAAATATGAACGAAGAAATGAAAAATGAAATAGAGAAATCTGCACAGTATATCAATATGAGCGTTGAAGATGCAACTGCTAAGTTTAATGATATTTGTGCTGAAAATGGTATAGAAACAAATGACCCATTGGCTAAGGGGCTTTGGCGTAACTATGTTGCACAAGTCAGAAGAACCAACAAGCCAAATGCAGGTTCAAGTGGAGGTAATTCACTTGTAAAGCCGGTATTCGGGTTCTTTGTATCTTTAGAAGAACCGAGAGATATGATGTCTTGGAATAGAAATAAGGCCAAAGAAGAGTATTACAGAGATGCTGATAATGCTTTGCAAGAAGGAATTATTGCTAATGCTGAAGAGAATGCTACCGGTTGGCAAATTACCCGCTACTACAAGGGTGAAATGCAACAAAAGCAAGTAACAGAAAGACCTGCTACTGCTGAAGAAATGGATGATGGAGTATGGGTTATTCCTTTGGATAGCACAGAAAGATACCAAAATGGCGGTGAAAACCGTAACTTTGGAAAACCACTTCCTTTGCAACAATTCAGAAGAAGCGGTGTATTCTTTGGTAGTGTCGAAGGTGGAGAAATGAAGAAGTATAACTTCTCATATAAGAATCAAGGTGGAGTAGACTTTACTCCCGATACTTATGACTTTGTTCACTTTAGAGGTATTCCGAGTGATGATGGCAACAACATCTATGGTATGACTGATGTAACTAAGTCTACATTGATTAGAAATGCTGAATTGAATCCAGATAATTCTGATTATAGAAACATGGAAATGTTTGACTTTGAAGAATGTCTTGCTAACAATTTCAGTAACCATTTGGTGCCACTTGTCGAAATTGACAGGGCACACATTACAAGACAAACACTTCCTACTTCTGAAAGGTTTGTTATTACAGATGGAACAGTATGTAATATGAATATGATGCCAACTAAGAACGGCAACCGTATTCTGAACATTACTGATTTGAATGCAGAGTTTGATTATGACAATGATACGAACATGACTACTTGTTGGGTTCCATCTAATGTTGAATTGGACTTTGGTATCGGTTCATCAGTTATTGTGATTGGTAGAACATCACAAAGAATTACTGAAGAAGGGCCGGAACCTGTAACCATTAATGTTTCAGGACTTTATGTTACTGAAAAGCGTGGTTCACCGGTTGAAGTATCTCAACCAATCGAAGAAGATTTTGATTGGTTTTGAAGTTTAACTCCAAATGAAGGCATATAAGTGTAAGCATAAACTTGTGGAGAAATAGATGCTCAAATGGGTGCAAAGCCCTAATTATATTTAGAGGAATAAAGATGAATGGAATTATAGAAAATAGATTTCTTCTCAAGGGTGGAAGTTACATTGTTGATTTAATCAATGTAGACTTTCTAACTTGGAAAGAAAACGCAACTGAATATGGAACATATTGGTTGAAGATGCACATTGGTTCTAAAGAAGCAAGATATGTGTGTTCACTTGAAGAATTAAAAATGATAGTAGAAGAATGGACAAGGGTTCATGGAAATAAAATAGAAATAGATATAGAAGAATTAGGTGAAGAAAATGAGTTTGACGAGTAAGCAAGGACAAGCAAATAGTATGAGTTTTGGTAAAGCACAAGAAGATTTTAACAATAAGTTTCAGCAGATGATGGCTGAAAAGCGAAAGCAAGTTAATTCAAGATTGGTGTTAGGTGTTTGGGGCCACCCAAAAACAGGAAAGACAGGAATCGCTTTAGATTTCCCCGATAGACCAATTTATGTTTTAGATTGGGATAAGGGTGTTGAATCAACATGGCGTGAACATCACGAAGCAACTGAGCGAATACAGGTGTATTGTCCTATTGAAATGAATAAAGATAATGTAATTGATATAACAAAGAGTGAAGATAATTCCCATATGTTTATCAAGTATGTTAGGTCTAAGATTGAAGAAGGAGAAAAGCCCGTATTTGTGCTGGATGGCGTTGATACTTGGCTCGACTCTTGTATTCTAAAAATTAATCCTAACCCGACTTTAGTTACAAAGGTTATGCCGTATCAATATGGTGCAAGGAACAAGACTTTCTATCACCTATTGGATTCAATATACCTTCTTGATTGTGATGTAATTTATATTACTCACGAAACAGAAAAGTATCAAGACGGTTCTCCTGTTGGTATGATTGCCAATTGGAAAGATTGGGGCGGTAAATTGGAACAAGAGATTCACTGCTCAAGAAAGAAGGTAAAGGGTGAAATGCACTATTTGGCTGAATTAGTCGGTAGTCGCACTAATGGTAATTTAGTTGGCACTACTTGGACTATTAGACAAGGTACGCCACCTAACATTACTTGGAACGGTATTAAAGAATTAAGAGAGGGAACAATATGAATATGAGTTTTAATGTAGCACCAAAGATATTGACACAAGCATTAGAGGACATACAGGGTAAAGGTATGTATTTGGGAGATAAGGGATTTTCCAATTCTAAACTTACCCCGTATGTCTATATGGAATTAGAAGGTAATGATTTAACATTATGGAATGGAGATACTACCTGTGGACTTAAATTAAGTCTTGAAGTAGAAGGACATCGTGATGGTTCATTTACAGGTAGTGCAGAAACTATCGTACCTTATCTAAAGAAGTTTAGTGGTGATTCAATATCAGTGGCATATGAGGATTGTTTGCATGTTGGAAGCGGTTATAAAACTGCAACTATACCTGCGGCGGTTCAGCATCCTAACTTTGATGCAATAACAAGAATTAGGCAGATGGTTAAAGACATAGAGTTTGAAACTGTTCCTCGCACAATTCCTGATTTTGGTTCTAAGTCCTTTGAAGGGGCTTTTCAATTAACATCAGAAGTATTCGATGATGCAATTAGTGGTTGTGAATTAGTCAAGAGTGGAGTTTATCTTTTAGACTATTTTCCGCCGGATGAAGAAAAAGGACTTCAATGTGCATTACAAGTTGATAGTAATAACGGTACTGCTAACAGTTTTTGTCAATCAATTAGGCCTCTTCACGGCTTAGGAGAACCTGCTACATTACAATATAGTGGGCCACTTCATAAGTTTTTCAAAGACCAGCCTTTGATTAATTTCTATGTTAAGGATGATTTTCCGCTATTGATTGTGGGTCATTCTAAGATGGCAGTTAAGGCACCTTATACAAGGGGAG